AATGCAGTTTGCGCATTCTCAATCTGAGACTCAAGTGCGCCTGCTAAGAGAGCGGCAGTACAAACGTACGATCCAACACCCGTTAGTAAACCAGAATTGCCCCGTTTATGATGATATATACCGGTAGAGCTACAAAATAAAATGGCAAGAAACCAGTTGAGCCAAGCTCAACGTACACAAAACAATCCTTTGGTTCTTGGTAATTTTAATTCCACAACAATTCGCTATCTACACGGATCCCTGGGACCTCAAAACAAAGTCATCGGACGTGCAGATACAAATCAAACGTCTAATGGTGGCTATGGCGGTGGAACATATAACCACTGGTTCCAAGTCAACATCTTGTCTCCTGCTTGGATCATTATTACCAAAGGCCCACCGCGCCCCAAGTACATTCAAGTCTCTGTCTATGACTTAAACAAAACCCCCATCCAGGGCGAAGCAATCTTTGATGCTGATTCTGTCCAGGTGCCAACTGGCAGCACTGTTTATGTGCCGTATTTAAATACGGTGATGAGTGCTCCATCTGATCTTTACAATCAATTTTCTAATTTGCGTCTGGATCGTGGGGATGAGCGTTATTACCCGTTGAATGCAGGTAGTTATTTGATTTGTGTTTCAACAACACGTAACGAGCCTTTGGCTTACAACCTTGCTGTTGTTGTTGAATTTACCACGACAGAAGGATTTTTTGAACTAGAAGACGATGATGGAAGCGTCTTCCTTTTGGAGACGGACATTGCGACATCCACAACTGAATTTGTTTCTTCTCCTATTACGACAAATAGAACAATTCCAGCCGATCCAACTGCTTTAAATGCGTATAGTTCATTCAATGTACAAATTAATTCCGGTGTTACAGTTACCGTAACGGCTGACGCTACCTGGTTAATTGGAGGTGAAATTCCTGTTGAACAACAAGATCTTTATAAGATTGTTCTTGAACCAGGAAATGATGCGTATTGGGACACAATCCATGATCACTCTCTATCCGAATGGGTAGACTCCTGGGAGCGAGATCACCAAGACACAGAGCCGTTCCCGGATCTTCTGGTTCCTTTAACCAACAGGCCATGATTAAAACCTTCTTGCGTTGGCTGTCCAAACCTAAAAAACAAACCGTGCATCCTTGGTTTGTTTACTGCCAGCAAAATCCTCATGCTTTGGGTTGTCGTATTTACGATGTTTAAAGATTGAATAAAACGCATCTACTTTTAGAATAAAAGAAACGGAGTAAATCCATGTCTAAACTTAGTGAGTACATTGAAATCGCGCTGTCGATTCATGCTGCTGCCTCAATCATCTGCGCGTTAACGCCTACGCCCAAAGATGATGCCATCCTTGGTAAAGCCTATAAAGTGCTGGAGTTTCTGGCCCTGAATATTGGTCGCGCCAAAGAACGTTGATCAATCAGGCAAAGCTTGAAACCAAAACACGGTTCCATTTTGTTTTTCTACCCAATCACGCGTTGCATAAGCGTCACTCTTATCTAGGGTGACGCATTTTTTTTCGTCTCCAATTTCCCAGCAGATATTGACACGGATCCGTGGTTCTTTATATTTCTTCATCTCAGTAGTCCCAACGGACGCGCGGCCTGCCTTCTCTGATGCCAAGGTGAACAAACCCTTTTGGTGCACCGTATCCTAGGCTATAAGGCCAGTTTTGATCGCACCATCTCTGCACAGTGTAGATGTCTACACCTTCAACGTAGAAATCAACTGCGCCCTTGGATGGCTTGTCGTATGTGTGCTCGCTATTCTTTGCACCACCAACTTGTGTGTTGATGGGCTCAGGTCGAGATGCACTGGTGATGATTAAAGGTTTGTTACCAAATTGCTTGCGAACTTTTTCCAGGAATAAACACAGTTCTTTTGCTGTATCGCATTGGTATTGCTTGGTAAAACGACGCTTTTCTTGATTGAGTGTCATTTCGCCATACGTAATGTTGGGCGTCACTTTGTAGCTGAATGGGCTCCAGGGATTGAAGTTATTGCTGTGAGGATCTTTAGGATCTTGTTTGCTACCGCTGTTGCCCAGCTGACGATCCAGGATTTGAATTAATTTGGTACTGTATTCTGGATCAGTTGCGTATCCTTCTTTTACCAAAAGTTGGCAACATTCATTCCGAGATTGAGCGCGATTAACTCCTTTAAAACGTCCAAAGTCCTTGTACCAGCGGTCAACAAGGTATGAAACGCAGGTGTCAAGATCTGGAAAATCAAGGAAACCAGCCTTGATCGTGATCCATTTGCCGTTAATGAACTCTTGTGTGTTAACCGTAGAGCCAGATCCCTTCAATCCAAAGAAATTATTAACACCTGATGTGTGTTTCCCCCAGCCTGACTCTAGTGCCCACTGAGCACAAACGCATTCAGGAAATTTAGCTCCAGCTTCTTTAGCTGCTGCGTACACGCCATCCCAAGTGTTTTCATACTTGGTTTGTGGTTTAACAACTCTGCGGTATTTAGATGCAAACGTCTCGATAGTTTCAGGATCAACCTGAGTTTGCAACCATTTCCATGCATCAATTTGGTGCTGCTCTTCCTTGTAATGCTTTGCAGCATCTGTAAATTCTATTGTCATCGACCTAGAGCTTTTTATTAACTCTAGGTCAGGTCAATAATTATGCAGGTGGTGTTGGCCACACAATATCCCAGGGAAAACCGGCTTGTGCCGTTACATCACGAAGGTCTTGACGGTATGTGGCCCAGGTTTCGTGATCGACGGGTGCATCGGAAAGTTGAGTCCAATCACATTCAGCAAGTTTTTTATTCCGTGTATCGCGAATATTCGTTGCCTGCTCATTGTCTTTTTCGAAACAATAAGCTTCGTATTGCTCGGCTGCAGTATGTACTACACCCTGATCGTCGGTGTAGTCCTGGAAAACAGGTCCAGCAATGTAATGTGTAAACCACTGACCGTTAATTTCTACTACGCCATCACGCTGGCTGTACTGATATGGTGGCGTAACAACGGCTTGTGGCCCTTCTAATACGGGGTCATACCCAAAATCGTTGATAATGTCAGGCGATAATACCTGCGGAAAACTGGTATTTGGGTTGTCAGCGCGAAGTTGGTCATCAGTAATGACAGCGCCGGTAGTACGGTTGCGAAGTTCCATGGCTATCAAGCAATTGCAAGGTAAATAAAGCTTCCGCCACTGGCGTTAACGGGAGCAGTAGGGCTGATTCGGAATCCAGAAAACAACGGGCCAATGTAACTGGTGTTGGTGACTTCGGCAGCAGTGGAGTTGAGCAACAGATAAGGATCGTTGCCTGTTAAAATGCCACGAGTGGTGTCCCAGACATACCAATCACCTGTGCTATCGGTGCGTTTAATCATCACAAAACGTGCGCCAGAGGTAAATCCGCAGTCAACGTTAAGCGTAGCGGCAGTACCCGTGTAACTGCCAACCTTGCTCACACCGGGGCATGAAGCAAAAAGGTAGGCAACGTATGTACCTCCTGAGCCATTTGTAGTAAGCGCCGTGCTAACACTAAAGACTGATGATGTTGGCGCGGTGCTATCAAAATCGTTTTGCGCAAGGAATTGAATATCTGACTGCAAGGTTCCGATTGAATTCCAATTAGGTGATACGACAACTGCCCAATCAGCTATTGCATCTCTTCGTTTAACAATCATCAGCTCGGGAGCCACGCCGAGGTTATGGCTCACCGTGCGGGCTGATCCCGTGCCCGTATAAGCCACCACGTCGAAGAAGCCGGGAGCGCGGCGGAATAAATAGTTAATAAACGTATTGGATGAAGCATTTGTAATTGTGGATGTTGTGCCAACCTTTACGCCATCCATCACATCCCACGGGTTAGCCTGCAAAATCGTGATTCCAGCCGCCACTTCTGCCGCAGTTGACGAGGTTTCTAGGTAACCCGTGCCAGTTAATCTTGCGGCAAACAAATCACCAACTGCTGAGCCACGGTTTTTAATCAGCACCGAATCAGAAAGCTGACCACCAGTAACCGTTGCGTTTGTACCTGTGCCACTTCGTGCCTTTAGACCAAACACCTTCGTGGCATCGGTAGGCGTCTTCATCGGCCCACGGCGGATGGCGATGTAGATGTAGGTGGCACTTGAAGCGTTAAATAAACTGCTTGTTGATGTGCATTGAAATCCGTTTGAAAGCAGTTTGATGCTAGTCGATGTATCTTCTTCTGCGTTTGAGTTATTGGGAAAGAGTAGTGCTGTGCCAGAAAGTGTTGAGTCCGTTATTCCTCTCATACTGTCTAGTAACACCCAGTCATTTGCTGCACTGGATCGCTTAATCAAAACCCACTGCGGCTCCCATCCCAAATCAACTGTCGGACCCGTAGCACTGCCGTTGCCCGTATAACTCCCACAGCTCACCACACTGTCATTGCCGCTATCGCCAAACCCGCCAGCGTCGTGCGCGAATAGGTAGGCGACGTAGGTGTAGTCAGGTGCGTTGACTGTGGTATCAGTGCCCAGACTAAAGTCAGTGCTGGTTGGCGTGGTGCTGTTCCAGCGTGTGGTGCCTGTGGCTTTGGCAGCAGTGCTGTTCAGCTCTAGGTATTCGGTGTTAGCCAGGCTGCGGTGATAGACCTGCCAATTGCCCACGGCATCAACATTCTTAACAATGATGCACCCCGGTACGCTACCAAGATTGTGTGCAATAGTGCGGTTGGTGCCGTTACCGTTATAAGTCACCACATCAAAGAACTTCTCCGCCTTGCGGAAGGTCCAGGAGGCGTAGGTGGCGGCGTTGGTGTTGTAGTCAGTGTCAGCGCCAAGGGAGAAACCAGTTGTATTAAAACCTGTAACGCCGCCGGATTCGCTGGATTTTGCAGCATCGCTATTGGTTGACAATGATTGCGTAGATGCTCTGTTTGTGTCGGCAAGACGATGTCCGGTCGCATCACTGCGCCCCTTAATCCAAACCAATCCCCCCTTGCCGCTCAGATCAATCCCATTCGTGATCGTCTGCGTGCTGCCGGTGCCGGTATAAAGCCAGGTGCTAAAAACATCCTCAACATAAATTCTTTCGCCTGCGCCAGCAGACCCCTGAAATAATAACTGTGTAATAGGATCCATATATTTTTAGTTCGTGTAGTTAATTAAACTAGAACCGCGCCAACGTGCTCCACCGTCATCAGTCACAAACATAAACAGATGAGTCTTGCCTGTCGTCAATGTGGGAGCCGTTGAATTAGGCCACTCTACACCGCTGAACCAAGTAATTGTTCCGCTGGTATGTGTAACTTCTAAAGTAAAACCGTATACATTACCAGATGATGGAACACCTGTAACAGTAAAAGTTGTGCCAGAAGTAACCGTTTTTGTAAAGTAATTTCCAAGGGTGCCAGTAATTGTTGATGCTGGAACTGTTTTTGCAACTCCTCTGTAATAACCAGTTACAGAGATGTCGATTAAACCTAAGGTACTTGCACTTATAAAAATTGTACTAAGATTACTGCAGGATACTGTGAGCGCACTTACTGTACTATCAAATAATCCGGTGTCACCAGAACACGTTGAAAACCGTCCGGTTGTTGCACTTACAGTGGTACCCGTGATTAACGCACCTGACACACGTGTTGTAAATACGCCTGATACACCTGTTATAAGAGTTGCGGCAACAGCGTTTCCAGTAACAGTAGCCCCTGATACACGTGTTGTAAATGTCCCAGAAACTCCAGTGATGTTTGCACCGGAAATTACCGATGTAAAAACACCCGTTGTGCCTGTTAAACTTGTGAATTGACCATTTGTTCCAACAATTGTTGTTCCTGAAACTTGCGATGTAAAGACACCGGAAACACCTGTTAATGTCTCATATTGACCGGTGTTGCCTGTAATTAAGGCTCCAGAAACTCTTGTCGTAAAAGTACCAGACGTTGCTGTTAAATTTGCACCAGAAATTGCTGCGGTAAAAACTCCAGATCCACCTGTTAAGGTTGCGAATTGGCCAGTATTACCTGTAATTGTTTCACCAGAAATACGCGAAGTGAACGTACCGCTAGCGCCTGTTACTGTTGTTGCGTTTAATGTATTGCCTGTAATCGTTGCACCAGAAATCTGACCAGTGAAAACACCACTTGTGAAATTAGCTGTGCCGCCTGTGACTGTCTGACCCGTAACCGTTGTAAAGCCTGCAGTTCCACCTGTTACCAGGATAAAGCTACCGGCACTACCGGTGACCGTGGCGCCTGATACTAGTGTCGTCCCAACAACAGCGGCGCCTTGCACGGTGCCTGTTACTGTTAGGTTCCCCGAGATAGACGAAACAATGCCTGAGACCGATACGGTTTGATCCGATCCCGCATTTGTAAAGATAACGTTATCAACTTTTAAATTGCCGTATGCCATCTTAGTAAGTAATCATCAAAGTGCCATCGGCTTTTTTGTAAACATCACCACTGACAAGACCTGCTGTCAACGCAGCTGCATTGTCGGCATAAGTTGGGATGTTCGTAAGTTTTAGACCTGTTGTTCCAGTGGTAGAGGCATAGTACTGGTTCAGGTATTCTTTGAATTGTGTAAATGTAATTTTTTTGTTGCGCAGTACCGGGTCCACTTCGAAAACGTGGACAAGCGTCAAGAGATCTTCTTCGTCTACAGCATCACCTGTGATAGCTGGAAACTCTGAAACTTTTCTATTCGCCACCGTCCGGTACCGTGCAATCCTTGTTCAATTATAAACGGAACTGTCTTAACGCACTTTAACTTCAATGCGCGGAAGGATGTTGCTCACTGCACTCCACGTCCATTGAATTCCTGTTACAATTCCACAAGAAAGCAAAAGGACCAAAAGAACTTCAGCGACCGTAAGATTGCGGCGCACGTAAACAACCTGTGGTTTTTGGGGAACAAAAACAGGGGTTGGTGCTTGTGCAGCCATCGTTTGCTGCAGTGCCGCTTCCCTTGCTCTTGCCTTCAATTCAGCCAGTTGTTCCGGCGTAATTTGTCCAGCAGGTGATTGAGGGAAAGGCGGCACAGATTGACTGGGTGGTGTCTGTTCTTCCATGGTTGCCCAAAGTTTTCCCACACCTTAGCATCTAAAAAAGATTTCTGCTATGCAGTACGGCATTCGAAAAGGTTTCGAAGATGTTGCCTACGAGTTAAAGGGCATCAAAAATATTTTGGCATCCATGTGGCATAGCCGGTATGCCGAGGGCGACACTGACATCTTGAATCCTGAAGCTTACGCAGACGAATACATTTCAACCGAAGAGTGCGGCAAAAGACTGGGCGTATCGGACCAGACGATCAGGAATTGGATTGCAGTCGGACGCAAAACGCCTGATAAGGGATGGATCGAGGGCATTCATTACATCAACATTGCTCCTGACACCAAGAAAAAAGCTGTGATCCGTATCCCATGGAACCGACTGATCCAATCTTTTGCCAAGAACCCCAATATCGAAACGCGTCATCTGCGCGAAAATCAAAAGGCTTTATACAGCTTCAGGCAAGATTTTCTGAAATAATGGCACATCGTTTCCAGGGTATTGAGATTGAAGCGATCACAATAGAGAACCACGAGGAAAAGTTACCTGAATCCTTGGTCT